CCGGTGCCAGCCGGTCCAGGGGGGCCTGCGGAACCGGGCGCCCCCGCTGCACCAGGGGGGCCGGGCGTGCCTGCGAGGGATGCCACGATGACATAGGCGCCGCTCTGCTTCTGGTAGACGTCCCCTGTGTCGGAATCGAGGTACATGTCCCCGTCCGAACCGAGGCTGTCGGATGGCACGCCGCTACCGGTCACCCATTGATTGCTGCGCCCCTGCGCGAGGGCAGCGTTGAGTGCGGCGGCACTGAGATGGTCGCCGGTCTCGAAGGGGTATTGTTCGTCACTCATGTCAGCACACACGAACCGCCGACGGTCCAGGCTCGATCCAGCCCGCGCCCGGCCCAGCTCGAAACGTCACCGCTGCGGCTGCCGATGCCGGGCATGCCGAGCGTGGCAACCTGGGTGTTGGCCATCATAACGACGTTCACGGCCTGGCGCATGGCTGCGGCATGATCAGGGCGCGACGGCAGCCCGTAGGCCATCTGCATGCGAACGCACAGGCTCCACATCAGCGCCTCCTGATATTCCGGCGGCAGCCCGAGCGGGTCCACCAGCGTGGTGTAATTCGGCAGCGATGCCTTGAGCACCAGGGTAAGTTGCATCTGCTGCGCGACCGGCGGCACCGGCCAGAAATGCACCCGCCCCTGTGGCCATGCGGTATCGAGGAACACGGCGGACGGCAGGCTCTTGAGGTTCTTGATGGTGATGGTTGACCAGTCCTCTTTGGCCTGGATGATGGCGAGCGGGATATCGACATTGGCGGTGCTGGTATTCGGCAACAGGCGGCACCATGCGGCGTGGATCTTGGTTGGCCGCACGGGGATGTCGAAGTCGGCGCCTGGTCCGATAGTGTAGTAGTCCGCGCCGGTCGCGGTGACCGTCAGCTCGGTTTCGTTCCACACCAGCCAGCGTTTTTGCGCCCACTGGCTCACGAGCATCCGCATCATATCGAGGCAGGTATTGCTGTCCTCGGCCATGGGCGTCTGGCCGACTCCGTTCAGGCCGCTGGCCCTGAGCACGAAGTTGATCATGTCCCCGGTGGTTTCAATCACGATCGCACCTCATGAAATTGCCCCCGATCGTCTGTTCGGGACTGCGCTCGGGGGCCACACGCATGGCTTCGGGCGGGGGAGGAGGGCTGTGCCCGGTCCCGGCAGGCTTAGGCCGTCAGCACCCAGAACCAGACGCCGGGTGCGGGGCTGGCGAGGCTGCAAGCCTTGCCGATGCCTAGCGACACGCCGGTGGCGGCTGCCACCCCGTTGATCGTGTCGGAGGTTGCCGGATCGGCGAAGACCTGGCAGGCAGCGGCGCCGTTGTTCACCAGATAGATCGCCTGGCCTCCGACCGCAGGAGGTAGGGCGACACTATCGGCGGCGGTGGCGCAGACGGAAACCCGGTTGATGGCGGCGGTCAGTTTGGTTGCGTTTGGCCTGCCGCCCCCGGCTCTGGCGGTGATGGTGCCCGCGTATGAGCGTCCCCCACCCAGCGCGGCGACCGAGGGGTCGAACAGTTGGTTCCCGGCCGAGTAGCCGCCGCCGGCTACGTTGTCCTGTGGCCCGCGTTCGGAGAAGATCCGGGGTGCGACGGTGGGCATGTCGGGAGCCTCTTTCGAGGCCCCCTCGTCGTTGGGTTTGATTGCCATGATGCGCTCCTAGTTCGCCACCAGGCGGACGGCGAGTTGTGGCCGAAGTGCAACAGCGCCCCAAAGTACATCTATTCGTATCGGGAACGTATCGTCTGAAATTGAATATTGACGGACCGCCCGCATACTAATTCCGTCTTTTACGACCCGGCTAGCCATGTCAACACCACCTGGCATAACTAGATCTGCAGTCGCGAATGTAAAAGCGTCGGGGTGAAAGGCTAGACTCAACCCCGTTGCTACGCTTGCAGTGTTCGCAAACGTGATCGGCGCGTTGAGGGCTGGGCTATTACTTACATTCTGCGTCGGGCCGCTGGTGACGATTGCGGGTGCGATGGCCATGTTGCCCGCGCCGCCTGTGTATGCCGCCGTCAGCACGAACTGCTGGAGCACCCCGGTGTTGATCTTGGTTTCCGGGTGGACACGATAGACGCCCGTGATGGTGAAGACGTCCCCGGCATTTCCAGCCCCCGTGCCGGTGATGACGGCGAGCGTGCTGCCGGTTTGCGATGCCGGCGACACCAGATAGCCCGCCTCGGCGCCGCGCGTCTGGGTCGTCAGGTGGGTGTTCTCGGCCCACTCGAACCCAGCGGACAGCCCCATCACGCCATCGGTGTATTGCTTGGCGATCTGCGTCGAAGCCTGGAATAATCCTTTCGTGACGTCAACGAGATCGACGTTGTCCTGGGTATTGATACGTAACAGCCACTGCTTGGACTGCGGCGTGAGGTTGTCGAGTAGCAGCTTGCGGGCCTGCAACACGGTCTTGAACGGCATGGCCGAGGCTGCGGTCCCAACCTGGTTCCACACTGTCGGCCACATCATGTTGATGGTGGCGGCCTCGATGCTCGCCGCGAGCTGGGCGATGGCCGGCTCGATGTAGCGTGCGCTGAACTCGTCGATGGTGAGCGTCAGTTCGGCGCTGCTGAAGCTGAAATCCACGTGGTACTGGTTGGTGATCGGAAGCGAAACGGATGTTTCCACCGTGTTCTGAAGCGACAGCGCGGGCGTGGTGCTGGTGGTGTATTGCACCGGGAGCCGAATGCGGAGAGTAGTGCCGATCTTGGCGCCACTATTCGCGAAGCTGTCATCGTATTGACGGTTTATCGCGCCAATAAAGTTGCATTTCTGGTGGAGGATTGCCAATGCCTTGGCAGTAATCATATTTATAGTGAGGAGTGTATTTGTTGCGGGCATTGTTTGCCCCTTTCGTCACTAGTTGCGAGGAAAGGGCTCCGCACCGACATGGCGGGTCTTGGAGCCTCGAATACTCGCTGTGACGAAAGGGGGTAGCCGCAATCACAGACGGATCTGCACGGCGCAGCGTGTTTAGGGCCTGACGCGACGGCCTTGGGCGGTAGGCACAGCGGCATGACCCGGCCGCGGCGGGGTGGCGTGGTTCAGTGGCGCTGACGGCGTGCCAGGTCGTCCTTCATGTACTTGTCCACGAGGGTCTGGCCGTCCGCGGCGTATTCGTTGAACTGCGGGTTAGCCCGCCCGGTGACGGTGCGGATGGGCGGTGGTGCGCTGGTCACCGGCCTCGGGGTATGCACGGCTCTGCCCGCTCCGTCCTCGATCTGGGCTGCGTATTTGCCCAGTGCGACGGCGCGTCCCTCCAGCGTCTGGATGCTGGCGATGCGCTGGACGGCGGCGGGATCGTCGGCGAGGGCTGCGGCGACACGCACACCGCCGGGCATGTTGACGAGGAGTTGGGCGACGCCGCTGTCCGCGCCCATCTCGATCAGCTCGCGCGTCTTCTGCGGCCAATCGGGGTATTGCGCGTTGCCCTCCTCGTGAAAGCGCCGCTGGAGCAGCTTGGCCTCTGCGCGTGCCTCGGCCGCCGCCTCGATCTGGGCGCGCTCCTGCTGATAGCGTGCCTCGGGATTGTCCTGTTGCTGCTGCGGCACCTGGGCTGCGATGCGGCGCAGGTGTTCGTTTTCCTCGTTGACGCGGGCGAACTCGCGTTCCCTGGCCGAGAGCTTTGCCGTGAGTTCCGCAAAGCGTCGGTCGCCGCGTGATTTGGCCTCGGCGGCCTGTTCCGGGGTTTGCTCGGGCGGATCGCCTTCGGGGGCTGGTGCCGGGGCGGGCGCTGGTGTCGGTTCCGGTGCGGGCGCGGATTCGCCTTCGCCGGGGGGCGGTGCGTTGGGCTGGTCGCTCATGAAGTTGCCTCTAGGGGTTAGCGCGGGGCGCTGGGCGGTACGTCGTGCGTGTAGTTGCCCGGCTCATCGTCGGCCGGGTGGGGTGCCATGCTGCCGCGCATGGTGGCGATCTCGGCCTCCTGGCGGATCATCCGGTCATCGAGCGTAGCGCGCAGGTGCCTGATTTCCTCGCGCAGCCGCTCGATGAGGGCGTGCGCGCCCTTCAGATCCGCGCACGCGTCCTTCAGGTCCGCGCGCAGGCGGGTGATCTCGGCGAGAAGTTCGGAGACGTTCTCGCTCATTGCAGCACAGGCCCCGGCGGGGCTGCTGAAGGCATTGCGGGCGCGGGTGGTGCGGATGCACCGGCCTCGCCGTTCATCGGCTGTGGCGGCTGCATTTTGGCGGCCAGCGCGCCTTGCAGATCGGCGTGGCTGAACAGCTTCTCCTCCAGCTGTGTGTCGAGCATATCCGACACCAACTGCCGCACCACCAGTTGCAGCGCGATCGGATCAATGCTGCCGACAGCGGCCAATCTCTTTGTTTCCGCCTCGTAATCGCGGATTATGAGTTCCCCCGATTTATCCTTGGCCTGCGCCTGTAGCGTTGCCACCTGGGCCTTGAGGTCTTGGATCTCCTGATCCGCCTGCCCGAGCAGTTGCTTGGCGTGTTCCTGGGTCTGCTGCGCCTGCTGGGTGATCGCCATGACCTGCGGATCGGGCGCGTCGGCCTTGTATTGCGGCGGCAGCCCACGCTTG